AGATTGGTGAAATTTCATTTGGTTTCGTAAGTCAGAAATTTTCAGGTGGCGGCACGACTCAACAGCTTTGGGGTGGTTCAGAATTCGGATCGAATAGATTTAAGCAATTTCCAGTCTGGTCAGGTCGTGAAGGCCGCGGATCGCGTGGATGGTTTATCTATCCAACGCTGCGTGCCGAACAGCCTTACATCATCAATGAATGGGAACATTCATTCGATAAGATATTAAAGGAGTGGAGCTAATGGCTACCGGATCACGTACGCTGAAACTGGCAATCCTTGCCGATGTAGATCAGCTCAATAAATCGTTAAAGGCAGCAAATAACGATGTCGAGGATTCCAGTAGCAAGATCAGTGATTTTGGAAAAAAAGCCGGACTAGCTTTTGCAGCTGCCGCAGCTGCCGCAGCAGCTTATGCGGTCAAGATTGGAATTGACGGCGTTAAAGCTGCCATCGAGGATGAAGCTGCCCAGGTTAAACTGGCACAAGCTTTGAAAAATGCCACGGGTGCAACCGACGATCAGATCGCATCGGTCGAAAAACAAATTTTGAAAATGAGCCTGGCTACAGGCGTCAGCGACGACAAACTGCGTCCGGCCATGGCTCGACTATCGCTATCGACGCAAGATGCCAGCAAAGCCCAGGAATTGCTATCGCTGGCTCTTGATATATCAGCACAGACTGGAAAGCCGCTGGAAGGCGTCGCCAATGCCTTAGGAAAGGCATACGACGGGCAGACGACAGCTCTTGGCAAATTAGGCGTTGGCCTATCGTCAGCTGAACTCAAAGCGATGTCATTTGAGCAGGTTCAAGGCCGTCTGAATGAGCTATTTGGCGGCGCAGCTCAAGCCAATGCCAACACATTTGCCGGACGCATGGAACGTCTTAAAGTCACATTCGATGAAGCCAAAGAAACCATCGGATTTGCTCTCTTGCCAATCCTGGAAAAGCTCATGACGTTTATTACTACCAACGTCACACCAATCATCGAAAAATTATCCAATGCATTTTCCAACAAATCAGGCGGCTTGGCGTCATACATAGAATATTTGGGTGGCGTAATCACCAATGTATTTACACCGATTTGGAATGGCTTGGTCAAAGCTTTTGGATATATCAAAGATGCTATTGGCGACAATATGGATTCATTCCGTGCATTTGGTCAATTGATCGTGGACTACGTGGCACCAGTGCTTGGCAAAGTATTGGGACAAGCTTTCGAGAACGTTGGAAAAATCGCCAGCGTGGTCATAAACATTATGGGTGACGTCTTAGGTGGATTGACAAAGCTTGTGACCGGAGCAATTTCGGCGATTAACTGGCTCATCGAAAAATACAATTCAATTCCATTTTTGCCTGACATCAAACCCATTCCGGTTTCATCGGCTCCAAAGATTTCAATGCCATCCACAAGTTCATCGAGTACGACGGCGAACATTCCAGCTGTTCCAACAATCACGCCGCCGGCAGTTTCAGGATCAGCTGCCGCGACTCAATCAGCTGCGTCGCAAGGTGCTCAAATTGCAGCTATAGCGTCACCCTTAGCCAACTTGGTTCCTACAGTGACAATTGGCGGCGCACCCGCCGGATATACCCAGGAGATATTCAAGCCAACAGTGACTATCGGTGGAGCACCGGCAGGATATGTCAGCAATGCAGCTCCCCAGGTGACTGTAAATATGGGAGTGGTTGGCGATCCCGAAGCTGCGGCTCGAACCATTGTGAATACAGTCAATGACGCATTTTATCGTGGCACTGGTGGTGCAACTGCGTTCAGGATTGAAAAATGACAGTATTTAACCCGGTATGGCAAGTCACTATAGATGGGACGCATTACACCGAATTCGTGCTGGCAAATCTATCAATCCAAAGTGGCCGTACCAACATCTATGAACAAGCTCAAGCCGGCTATTGCAGCTTGACTCTTTACAATGTCACGCAATCCCAGGTGGATATCAATATCAATGATTCCGTGGGAATTTCGCTGAAAGATTCAACAAATACATTCGTGCCAATATTTGGTGGATCAGTGGTTGATTTATCCATCGAAGTGGTCAATGCCGGAAACGTGGGCATTACTCAATCAATCACCATCGTGGCCGTTGGAGCATTATCAAGGCTACAAAAAGCTCTTTATTCGTCAGCCATAAATCGAGCACATGACGGAACTCAAATCAATGTCGTGCTTTCGGATTTATTGCTCAACAATTGGGGAGAAGTGCCGGCAGCTCTCACTTGGGGCAATTATCAGCCAGCTACGGAAACCTGGGCAAATGCCCAAAATGTAGGTTTAGGCGAAATTGATACACCAGGCAATTACGATCTAGCTGCCAGGTCAGCATCAGTGACCGACGTTTATTCTTTGGTGGCATCACTGGCTACGTCTGGGCTTGGATATATCTATGAAAATGCTCAAGGCCAAATTTCATATGCAGACTCGACGCATCGATCTCAATACCTTGCAACCAATGGATATATAGACGTTTCAGCTGCTCAGGCAATTGCTCCAGGAATCAAGATTCAAATGCGAGCTGGAGACGTACGCAACGACTTGACCATCAAATATGGATCAAATTCAGCCAGTGAAGTATTTGACGAGGATTTGACGTCGGTAGCCATTTATGGCCGCTTGGCACAAATCATCTACACGACGCTGCATGATCAGGTGGACGCGGAAGCTCAAGCTGCGTTCTATCTCAAGCTGCGTGCCTATCCCCAATTCATGATGCAATCGATTCGATTTGAGCTAACAAATCCCGAATTGGACGACGCCGATCGTGACGCCATGATCAATATATTCATGGGGTTGCCGCTTCGCATCTCAGATTTGCCTCAGAATATGTCAGCCGGTCAATATGCAGGATTCGTCGAGGGCTGGCAGTGGACGGCCGGATATAACACAATCTCGGTCACGGCTTTATTGTCTCCATTAGCCTATTCACTTCAGGCAATGCAATGGCAAGAAGTCAGCGTGTCGGAACAGTGGAACACCATCACAAACACATTAACGTGGGAAAATGCCCTAGTGGTCGCATAAGGAGAAAACATGAGCAATCCAACAAGCAATTTTGGGTGGCAAATGCCAACCAATACCGATTTGGTGACGGATTTACCAGCTGATTTTGAAGTTTTTGGTCAGGCGGTTGATACATCAATGGCCGATCTTAAAGGCGGCACAAGTGGTCAAATCTTGTCAAAAAATTCAAATACCGATATGGATTTCATTTGGATTAATAACGATCAGGGAGACATTACCGGAGTCACTGCCACATCACCTTTAACAGGCGGTGGAACATCTGGAGCAATTACTGTCGGAATTCAGGCGGCATCAACTACTCAATCAGGTGCAGTGCAACTCGAAAATTCAACATCAAGTACATCAACCACAACAGCTGCGGTTCCTGCATCCGTCAAATCAGCTTATGATTTAGCAAACGCAGCAATTCCGGCTGCAATTGTCGATGCAAAAGGTGATTTAATTGCTGCAACGGCAGCGGACACTGTGGCTCGATTGCCAGTTGGTTCAAATGGACAAGTTTTAACAGCTGATAGCACGACTGCAACTGGAATGAAATGGGCAACTGCGGCTGCCGGTGGTGGAAAAGTTTTGCAAGTGGTTGGAGCTACATACGCGACATCTACATCAAATTCCACGACGACCGAAGCGGATACAGGCTTAACTGTCAGCATCACACCGACGGCAAATACAAGCAAAATTTTGGTTCTTGTGAATCAATCTTCCATCTATAAAACGGCTGGAAACGTAAATAACGAAATTGAATTGAAACTGTATCGTGGTGCCACATCTTTGGCTTTATCTAGAGGTTTATTTACCGGAACTTTATTGGATCTTAATATCGGTTCAATATCATTTGGATATTTAGATTCACCAGCTACAACATCATCCACGACATACAAAACGACTTTCAAAAATACAAACGCATCTGCGACAGTATACGTCCAAAAAGACAATTCAACATCAACGATCGTTCTCATGGAAATAGGTGCTTAAATGATAAATGGTGGAGAAGTTCTATCAATGCTGATTCCGCAAGGCGGATGGATTATTTCAGGCGACGAATATGAAGGAATCACCTGGGTTGATGAATCGGTAAAAATTACAAAAAAAGAATTTACCGATGGATTTGCAGCTTATCCTGCATGGAAAGCTAGTCAAGTGGCTGAAATGCAAGCGAAAAAACAGGCATTGCTGGATCGTTTAGGAATGACACAAGAGGAAGTGCTTTTGCTTTTAATATGATTTCCGCAAATGGATGGCCGGCTTCGAAAGATCGATCAGAAATCGGGGTCAAGTCATTTGAAGTACCAGGCACATCCGGGAAACTAGCTTGCGCCGAAGCTGTAGCACCCTTACTGATCGGATTTGCAGCTGAGTTTCACAAGCTTATCGAGCCAATCGATGGGGGCAGTCTCGATGATTGGGGATATTGTTTTCGCGATGTCCGTGGAAATGTGGGGAAGCTTTCCAACCATTCATCGGGCACAGCCATCGATCTCAATGCCACAAAGCATCCATTGGGAAAAATTGGCACCTTTCCAAATGAGAAAGTACCGATGATCCGAGCTTTGGCAAAAAAATATGGCTTGACATGGGGTGGCGATTATCGAAATCGCAAGGATGAAATGCATTTTGAAGTAGCATTGACGCCGGCAAAGGCTGCCGCATTGATTGAAAAACTGGAGAAGGATCGTGAAAGAATTCAAAGCTCTCGCAGCTAGTTGGGGACGTTCATTTTTAGCAGCTTCATTGGCCGTGTATTTGGCCGGAGTGACCGATCCGAAAGCAATCATTGGTGCTGGTGCAGCTGCCGTGTTGCCAGTCATTATTCGCTGGCTTAACCCTAACGATTCACAGTTCGGCATCCGTGGCAAATGACGGAGCTAGTCCAGGCAGTTGGCGTCATAGCGGCGGCAACGATTTCAGCCATCGCAGCCATTTTCGCGGCCAAATCGGAACGTAACAGCCGTCCAGTATCCAACGGCTTTGCCGAGGGCTTACGACACGACGTACGGGAAATTCGAGCCATGATGATCCAGCACTTAAACGATCACGCGAAGGATTAGACACGCCGAAAATCACGCGGGATTCTTGCAATTGTCAGTCCAATCCGTCACCTTAGGACGTGGGAGATTCGACAAGCTCCCATCGGGAGAAAAAAATGACAGTGCTACAAATCATCCTAGTGATCACTCACCTATTCATGCTTTATTGCGGTTATTACGTTGGACGATCCGACGGCTATAAAGAGGGCAAGGCAATCGGCTATCGCCGGGGTCAAGCTCTTTCAAAGGCGGTCAAATAAATGGGATTCCTGGACAATTATGAGACAGTCAATCAAAAAGTTCAGCGGCTACACGCCAAATTCCCCACAAACAAAATTCACACATCAATCATCGATTGGAATCCGGAAAAGGGTTACATTCTCATCGAATGTCGAATTTATCGTCATTACGAGGATGAACAGCCAGCCGCAATCGATTACGCACACGGCATGGTAGGTGCTTACAATCCACAAATGAAGCGTTGGTACGTCGAGGACACAGTATCCAGCGCAATTGGCCGTGCAGCTTCGGTCGTACTTGGCGTCGAGGAAAAGCCGAGCCGGGAAAATATGGAGCAGGTTGAAACGATGCCCAAATCATTCGTTGATGATGATCCATGGAGCAAGCCATTTGCTGAGGAAGGATTTGCCACGGCAAAGACAGCGGTGGAACAGATCGCAGCTGAACTTGGTGGCCAATTGGAATCAGAATCCCCTATTTGCAAGCATGGTCACATGATTTTGAAAG